GGAAGTCTCAGTCACCCGCTATTGAATTCCGGACAATTGTCCGGAATTCGGCTCTCTTCAAATGCATGCCGACTTGTGGAAGATCTTCCACAAGTCAGGCCGTCTTGCGGAGCCTGAGCACGGCGGCGCCTTCCGGGTCGGACTCGATGTCGAAGACCTTGTAGCGCACTCCGTCAATCTCCACCTCGTCGCCACGGGCGGGCGCCGCGGGCAAATCGGCCAGCCGAATGAACAACAGTGCATAGACACCCGGCGAAGCATCCTCGGCCTCGCGCGCCGCCTGAAACACCGCGCGGATCGCGGCCGCGCCGCCGGCCTCGGGCAAGTACGTGACTTCCCGCCCAAAGACCCGCAGGCAGGCCTCGTCCATGCGGCTCACCTGACCGGCAAACGCCATCAGGAGAGGAACGCTCCGTTCAGCCGCACGCGGCCCGTAGCGTCGCCATCGGCTGCCGCCCGCACTGCCACGCCGATCAGCTTGTTGCTGGTCGAAGTCTTGGTGACACGCTTGTTGGTGTTGTCCCAGTAGATCAGCGCACCCTGCGACCACCCGGTGCTCGCGCCGGTCTCACGGACCAGATCGAAGACGCCCGCCACCTGGAACTCGCCGTCTTCGCCACTCGCCACATCGGTTGCGGCCACGCCGAAGATGGAGCCGACCAGCGTGCCCCCGCCCGAGCTCACCGCATAGGGTGCGGTGAGCGTCAGCGTCTCTCCACGTTGAATGAAGTTCTTCATGTGTCCATCCTCCTCATCACGCACCCACGTTCTTTTGGAGCCCACGCCAGTCGATCGCCTTGGCCCCAAAATCGAGCCGGGCCTTGATCTCGACGCCATCCACGTCGAAGCCCTGACGGGTCTCGATGTAGACGCCGTCCTGGCCTTCGAGGTAGGCGTACTCGATCGTGTCGATCTGATCGGGCGAGGCGAACAGATACCAGGCCGTCGTGCTCGCCGCATCGAGCCGGGGTTCGGCAATCGGCGTCAGCGCGCGGATGTAGTCCGGCACGAGGTCGGCCGATTTCGCGGGCGCCAGATTCGGCGCGATCATCTGGAAGGCCGTGAGCTGCAACGCCACCGGCACCACCAGGTAGCGCGGCTGCACGTTCAGCACCGTGACGCCATCGAGCCCCTTCTGCTTGGCCATTGCCGCCATGCCCGCCCCCAGCCCGGCCAAGGCGAGCGCACTGCCCGCGCCCGTGTTGAGGTTCGCGTGGTTGGCATGAAACAGCGTCACGCCGTCGCCCATCGCCGGGTTCGAGGTGATGATGCCCCACACCGTGTCGCTTTCGAGCGTCGCCGCCGCCACGCCGAACCCCGCCGGGATGCGCGTGAAGGCGCTCAGATCGTCGTCGATGATCGTCTGGCGGGTGATCGAGACGATGCGGCCGTAGGTGGCGAGCTTGTAGGTCTCCTTCGATTCGGCGATCGAGCCGTGGGTGAACTCGCCTTTCTCATTGACCTTCATCAAGCTCGGCGCTTCACCCAACTGCACGGTGTTGATGTTCTTGAAGTCCACGGCCGAGCGCCGCCGCGAGAACGGCAGGAAGGTGCGCGGGTAGGCTTCATAGGCCTGCCGCAAGGTCTTGTTGGCGACGTCGGCGAGGATCGAGGGGAAGTCGGAAGTCGACAGAGCGAGCTTCGCGATCTCATGCCGCGGCAGGCGGCGCGTGCGCGTGCCGGAGAGTTCCAAACACTCCTTCGCCAGGTCAAGCAGCGTTTGCCCGGCCCAGTCGCGGCCCAGGTCGTCCTTCAGGGGGAAGACCGCCGGATCGTAGCGGTGCAACAGGGCCGCCGTGATCCCAGCGCGGCGCGAGTCGGTTTCATCGCGCGTGACCACGGCGGCGGCGCTGCGGATTTCAGTCGTTTCCGAACGGTTGGCCGCGTCGTCGAGCGCCAGCTTGCGGAACTCTTCAATCGAGGTGCCGGCTTCGACATGCTGGGCGATGAGCGTTGCACCGAGGCCGAGCGTGCGGCCGACCTTTTCGATTTCCCGGATGCGCGCGCGTTCGGCCAGAGCCGCGGCCTGCCGCTCGGCATCGACGTTGATCTTCAGTTCGTCACGGGCCTCTTCGCCCGCGGCGGTAACGATGGTTTCTTCCATCTTCTGCTCCTGTGGGCCAGATGCCCGTTCGAACTTGAATCCCGCGCCCGGGTCGGCGCCGACAGGTACGAGCGAAACTTCTTCCGGCTCCCAGTCGGTCACCAGCACCTCGCGCATCGCCGCACCCTGCGGCGTCACATCCTCGACGGCGTGAATCGCGACACCCATCGAGGCGTTGCGCAGGATGCCGTCCTGGACGTCCTGCCAGATCGGATCCACATCGGCGCGCTTTGAAAACCGCACGGCCGCCTTGCCCTGGCCGTTCTCGATCCACGCCCGCGTGATCACGCCGATGACGTCGTCGACCGTGAAGTCGCGGTGCGAGTTGAGCAGCGGCGCCGAGCCGCTCGCCAGGCGGCCCATGCGGATCGCGCCCGGCTCCATCGAGAAGCGCATCTCGAAGGGGCCGCGCGCGTCGTAGCGGCGGACGGAAGCGCCCGTGTACCAGGTCAGCGTCGCCGTGCGTTCGTCGCGGTCGGCTGGCGCGAGCGCCTCAAACTGCGCTTCCAGCCGTTCTCTGGTTGGGGTCATTCTGAAGCTCCTTTTGTTGCGCGCCGCTCTGCGTCACGCGGCGCGGATCGCAGTCGAGCACGATGCCGCGCTCGTCCAGCAGCCGGTTGATCTCGGCGATCTGCTCAAGCTGCGCGTCGGGGTCGTAGCCCTGCTCGGCAATCGCCTGGCGCAGCGTGAGCGTGCCTGTGCGCAGCCGGTTCAGTGTGGCGATGGAGTCCTTGTACGGATCGACGCTGCCGAAGCCCGGCGGCGTCCACTCGGCGCGGAACGGCCCAGGCTCTGGAATCACGCCGGCGGCATAAGCCACCGTGAGGAAGCGCTCCCAGACCGGCGCGCACAGCATCGGGATGAAGGTCAGCCAGCGAAAACCCTCGATGCCGTTGCGGAAGCTCAACAGCCCGGCGCGGTAGCTCGAGTAGTTAACGCGCGAGAGGTCGCCGGTCAACTGCTCGTAGCTGAGCTGCAGGCCCGTGGCGATTTGCGCCTGCTTCGCCGCGACGTAATCGCGATAACCCGCGGACGCTGACGGCGACGCAAACGTGATCTCCTCGCCGGGCTTCAGGTATTCGATCATGCCCGGCTCGAAGCTCTCGACCCGCTTGCCGGTACCTGCATCGGGCACACTCGGCGCAATCGGCGGGCCATCCGGTCCTTGCGGCTGCGTCACGAACGCCGCAAAGCAAGCTTCGATCTTCTTGCGGACCAGCTCAGCCTCTTCGTACTCGTCGAGATCGCGCAGCGTCACCACCACCGGCGCAAGCCACGGCACGCCGCGCACCTGGCCGGGGCGGTCCTTGCGGTAAATGTGCAGCACCTCGCTCGCCGGCACGCGAATCGATTGCAGCGACGCCCCGCCGCGCACGCCGGTCTGCACCACGTCGCCAGGATGCTGCCCGTAGAGCCAGTAGAAGATCCGGCGGCCGACCAGGTCGAACTCGATGCCCTGGATGATGTAGCCGGTCTCGGTCCTCTGCGTCTTGGTGTGGTCAAGGTAATCGGGCTCGAGCACCTGAAGCTGCAGCGGGACCGCGAGGCCATCGCTTTCGCGGCGCTGCCGGAAACGCACCAGACACTCGCCGCTTTCGAAGACGGTGCGTGCCACCAGCGCCTGGAGCCCGTAGAAGTCGAGCTGGCCGTCGGCGTCGCACTCCTCAATCCATTCGGCCCAGACGGCGTTGATCAACCGGTCCACCTCCGGCGTTCCGCTCCGCGCCTGCGCCGTGATGCCCGTGCCGATGGCGTTGCCCACGATCTCGGCCACGGCCCGCGCCGCATAGGCGTTGTTGCGGATCAGGTCGCGCGACCGCTCGCGCAGCTTGGCGAGCGCCACCGAGATCTCGGCGTTGGCCGAGTTGCCGGTGGTAATCCAGCCGCCCGTGCGGCGGTCGGTACGCGCGCCTTCGTAGGCCAGGCGGATCAGATCTCCCGCACGGCGTGCGCGCAGCCGGCGCAGGCCTGCTTCGGGCGAGATCCAGGAGATCGCTTTGTCGAGCCAGTTCATCCTTTTGAGGTCTGGGCGAAGCTGAAACGGTCCGTGATGGTTCCGGATTCGGCGGCCAGCGCTTCTCGAATCACGGCGCGCGCCTGGAGAAGCTCATCCATCGAGCGGTAGGTCACGGCGCGGTCGCCGAAACGAACAGTCAGTTCGCCGCTGGCGATGGCCGCCTCGATGGCGTCGAGTTGTTGTTGCGTCCAAGCCATTCAGCTTCTCCGGCGCTTGAAATAGAACGTCGCGCGCGTGCCGAACTCACGCACGACCGTGACCAGCTCCCACCCTTGCGCGCCGTATTCGGCGAGCACGGCCGTCGATTCCGCTTCGGTGGTGATCACCAGGTATTCCCACGCACCGCGCGCACCCTGAGGCTCACTCCGCACCTTCATCGCGCGAGCCACTTCCTTCCCCGGTCGCCCAGCCACTTTGCGCGATCGGTGTCGTCCTCCGGCACGGGCCGCGGCCGGTTCGCCGCCAGGATCCGGTCCGCTTCGTTGTCGAGCGACAGCCCCATCGAGACGAGCGCCCGCAACGCGGCGTAAGCATAGACGCGCGCGTCGAGCGCCTCCTGCCGCACGCCCGGCTTCGGCCGCCACTCGCGCTTGGGCTGCCCCTTGGCATACGTCGTCACCAGCACTTCGCCCAGGAGCTGCTCGAAGTACGCCTCCTCGCGATCCGCCGGAAAGTGCGAGTGGCCGGGCGTGCCTGGCGTTGGGTTCCTGAGCCGCCCGTAGATCGTCTCCTTGGCCGTGTCCGTGCCCACAATCCACGGCTTCTCACCGCGAATGTTCTTCGCCGTGGGCTTGCGCTGCCACACGGGCAGCGGACCGCCCTTGCCT